TCGATGAAGCTACATTGTATGACATGCGCAGCTATGTGTATCGTCAACACAATAAGCAACTTACTGGCAAACCAGTAAAAGATAATTGGGATGAAATAATCGTAAGATGAATATAGTAGTAGTCACCGGTGGATTTGATCCACTACATTCAGGCCACATTGAATATTTTCGTGAGGCAAAAAAGCTCGGCGATATGTTAATTGTCGGCTTGAACAGTGACGAATGGTTGGCTCGTAAAAAGGGCCAACCCTTTATGCCGCTGTCAGAGCGCAGAGCTATTGTAGGTTCGCTCAAAGATGTAGATGCTACTATCCCGTTTGATGATAGTGATGGCAGTGCTGTTAGTTTACTAGAAGAATTAAAAGTAAGTTATCCAAACGATAAGATCATTTTTGCTAACGGCGGTGATCGCAACGCAGCTAATATACCTGAAATGATGGTAAAGAATATTGTGCTGCGTTTCGGTGTCGGTGGTATTGATAAGATGAACTCAAGTAGTTGGATTCTACGTGAATGGAAAGCTCCAAAGACAGAACGTTCATGGGGTTATTATCGCGTACTACATGATGTATCAGGCATGAAAGTAAAAGAACTCACTGTTAATCCAGGATGCAGTCTAAGTATGCAACGCCATACACATCGGTCTGAATACTGGATCGTCAGTGAAGGTCGTGCAAACGTTAAATCTTTACTTGCAGGCGGTTACGCATTACCTACAGTAGAACTAGGTCCGCATGATCAATACAAAGTGCCAGTAGGTGAATGGCATCAGTTATCTAATCCATATAATGAACCACTGCGTATTGTAGAAGTACAGTATGGTTTAGAATGCAACGAAGATGATATTGAAAGAATGGAGTCCAGAAATGGCAACACGTAAAAAGAAAACTGATAACATCATAGAAATGCCAGGTACTATCGGCAGTGCTAAGATTGTTCACGTAGAACCAGCAAACAAACCATCAAATGGTTGGCCAAAGATTAGTCAAGGCACACACTTGACTGTAAGAACTTTTGAAGATGGTCGTACTGAATTAATTTGGGACGATGAACAACTATTAAAAGAAGTACGTGAAGCAATTGCTAGCGTAGAAACACCAAAGAAAACAACTAAAGGAAAGAAGAAAAATGTCAGCACACAATGATATCAACACACACTTAGAAGCGTATCTAGTAGAACATGAGAAGTTCGAAAAGGGAAACAATGCAGCAGGTACACGTGCCCGCAAAGCATTGGGTGAATTAGCTAAGGCAGTCAAGGCTCGCCGCACTGAAATCACCGATACAAAAAATGCACGTAAGGAAGAAAAAGCATAAATATTTTTCTAGGATGCTTCGGGTCCTAGAAAATCTTGCTTATTATAAAGGAGAAAATTATGCTACAACCTATGCATGACCGTATTTTGGTCAAGCCATCAAATCCTGAGACTGTAACTAAATCAGGTTTTATAATCCCCGATTCTGCACAAGAAAAGCCTAGTAAAGGAACTGTAGTTCGTGTAGGTAAAGGTCGTCCAACTGACGCTGGCACTTATATCGCACTAGAAGTTCGTGAACAGGACGAAGTATTGTACACCAAACATGCTGGTCAAACTATTAAGATTGACGGTGAAGAATATATCGTTCTCAAAGAAGACGATATCTTAGGCGTGGTAGAAAAAGAATAAGGAGACAGACATGGCAAAACAAGTTACATTCGGCGCAGACAGCCGACAAAAATTAGTAGAAGGCGTTAACATTCTAGCTAACGCAGTTAAAGTGACTCTTGGTCCCAAGGGTCGCAATGTAGTTATCGAAAAGAGTTTTGGTGCACCACACGTTACAAAAGACGGCGTGACAGTTGCAAAAGAAATTGAACTAGAAGATAAACTACAAAACATGGGCGCACAAATGGTCAAGGAAGTTGCATCTAAAACTGCTGACAAAGCAGGCGATGGTACAACTACTGCTACTGTTCTTGCTCAAGCAATCGTCAAAGAAGGCGTTAAGTTAGTTACTGCGGGTTGCGATCCAATGGAACTCAAGCGCGGTATTGACAAGGCAGTTGTTGCTGCTGTTGAAGCCCTTGATGGTTTAAAGAAGCCTACCACAACTACAAAAGAGATTGCACAAGTTGGTAGTTTAAGTGCTAATAGCGATGAAACTATCGGTCAGCTACTTGCTGATGCAATGGAGAAAGTAGGTCGTGATGGTATCATTACTGTTGAAGACGGTAAAGGCTTGAAAGACGAACTAGAAATTGTTGAAGGTATGCAGTTTGATCGCGGCTACTTATCACCATATTTCATCACTAATGCAGACAAGCAAAAGGCATCACTAGACAGTCCATACATTCTTATCACTGACAAGAAAATCACAAACATTCGTGACTTGCTTCCAGTATTAGAGGGTGTTGCTAAGAGTGGTAAGCCATTGTTTATCATCGCAGAAGACATTGAAGGCGAAGCACTTGCTACACTAGTTATCAACACTATGCGCGGCATCTTGAAGGTAGTTGCTGTTAAAGCTCCTGGCTTCGGTGATCGTCGTAAAGAAATGTTGCAAGACATTGCTGTGTTGACTAGTGGTACTGTTATCAGTGAAGAAGTTGGCATTCAACTTGAAAAAGCAACTGTTGAACATCTAGGACAAGCTGCTCGGGTTGAAGTTGACAAAGACACTACTATCATCATTGATGGTGCAGGTAACACAGTTGATATCAACAATCGTGTCGTTGCTATTCGCGCACAGATTGAAGCTGCAACTAACGAATACGATAAAGAAAAACTTTCAGAACGTGTTGCTAAACTAGCAGGTGGCGTTGCAATGATTAAAGTCGGCGCAGCTACTGAAACCGAAATGAAAGAGAAGAAAGATCGTATTGATGACGCATTACACGCTACACGTGCCGCTGTTGAAGATGGTATCGTTGCTGGTGGTGGTGTTGCGTTGATTCGTGCTACTGACGCAGTATCTAAAGTAGATGCTTTCGGTGATCAAGCAGCCGGTGTTGATATTGTACTACGTGCAATGGAAGCTCCACTACGTACTATCGTTTCAAACGCAGGTGACAGTGCAGACGTTGTTGTTGCTAAAGTCAAAGAAGGCTCAGGTAGCTTTGGTTACAATGCCGCAACTGGTGAGTACGGTGACTTAGTTGAGATGGGTGTTATTGACCCAACTAAAGTAACTAAGACTGCACTTATCAATGCAGCCAGTGTTGCAGGTTTGTTGTTGACAACAGACTGTGCAATCTATACACTACCAGAGAAAGACAAGGGTGGCATGCACACCCCTCCTCTTGACGTAATGTAATACAAGGGGGACTTAGTTCCCCCTATTATTTTATGCTTTTAACAAATATTATTATGTGCGTATTGCTCTACTACCAGGTTACCATGCCTTCAGTAGAGAATGGCAAGTATCTTCCAGCAGCAATCGACAGTAAATTATATATAGTGAATACACAAAATGGTTCTGTTGAAAAAGTATGCGATGACAAATTAAAATGTGAGAAAGTTAAATGAGTTTATTAATTATTCTAATAGTAATAGGCATTGTAATCTCTATTCAACGCAGACTTCCTCCAAGTAGTTGCACTGGCAATTGCAATCAAGGACGAAACTGTGATTGTAGAGGCAAGTAATGGGATTCATTAAAAAATGGAACATGCAAGATGTTCAACAACAAATTCATAGATGTTACGCACAAGTGGTGAGTCATTATAATGATGGGTATACCCAGTGGGATTGCAAAAAAGAACTGTTAGAGTTAAAATTTGAACTTGATGAACTATTGAAAAATACTCCGCACTTTAGTCATGAAGAAGATAACTTTTTGGCAGAGCAAGAGAAAAAGAAAATAGTAAAGATACTAAAATCATGAACACTAAGTCCAAAGAGGAAGCATTGGCATTCATTCGTAGTGTAATGGGACCTCCTAAGAGAACGTTAGAAGGTGATGAACGAGAACATATGCTAACTGTGTTTAGATTGATTGAACCTGTCAGACAAACAAATAATCAACGTTCATTCACAGATGAATATATACATGCGGGCAAGATGTATGATGTTACGTATTTTGACGATGAAGTAATAGTAGAGGAATATCTAGATGAGGAATCTTAAGTTAGTTGATGCAGTTATCGCACTGCATGAAATTCGTAGAACAGTAGAAGAAGAATGTGGCACTTGCAGAGTATCTATTGAGATTGGTAGATGTGCCGATCAGTTACATGAAATGTCATTACAAGATGCTAGAAATGTAGTAGCAGTTAAAGATATTATCAATAAGGCCAAAGAATGATTTTCAATCATGTTAAGAAACTCAAGCAGGAAGGTAAGAAGATTGGCATTACATTTAGCACATTTGACTTGCTACATGCGGGACACATTGCTATGCTCAGTGAGGCAAAGAATCACTGCGACTATCTCATATGTGGACTACAAACTGACCCCACACTTGACCGTCCCGAAACCAAAAACAAGCCTATCCAGAGCATTGTGGAACGTCAAATTCAATTGGCTGCTTGCCGTTATGTTGATGAAGTGGTCGTGTACTCTACCGAACAAGACCTCATCGACCTATTGCTTATACTCCCAGTGGATACAAGGATTCTCGGTGTCGAATACGCTGATAAAGATTTCACAGGGAGATCCGAATGTACTATTCGGGGGATAGAAATCGTGTATAACGGGCGAGATCATAGTTTCAGTTCCAGCAGCCTCCGTAAGCGAGTCTACGACAACGAAGCTAGTAAGCGAGGTCAATAATGGCTATTAATAATTATAGGGCTCATGCACTCACAGGCAACTCTCGGTACGATGATTTTATAATTAAATACCGTGTCAGAAGCGTTGAAGTCAATCGTGACTACAGAAAGATTGACTATTACAATAAATCAGCAATGTATGCGGATCGTGAAGAAACATTAGACATTGAAATGAATCGTCGTGCGTTTGAAGAACTAGTGGACATGGATCGGTATGCTCAAGAAATGGACTCAAATCAGAGATATGAAAACTGGATGAGAAAAGAACATCCTGTAATCAAAGAAGCATATGAAAAATATCGTATGCTATTGGAGCTATACAGATGACTACACGAATTTTAATCATGGGATTGCCAGGCGCGGGCAAAACATACCTAGCACAATATGTACTTGAACGATTACAGAACGCAGGCAAATCAGTTCAATGGCTCAATGCTGATGATGTTCGTCAACGATTCAACGACTGGGACTTTAGCATTGAAGGGCGCATCCGTCAAAGTAAACGTATGCGTGAAATGGCGGACGAATTCACTAGCGATTATGTGATATGTGATTTTATTTGTCCTATACCTGAAATGCGTAAAAATTTTGATGCAGACTGGACAGTATGGGTAGACACGATTAGTGAAGGTAGATTCGGAGACACTAACAAGCTATTCGTGCCACCAGACTACTACGATTTTAGAATAACAACCCAAGATGCTCCTTATTGGAGTGAATTAATTGCAGTGACCATAATGAGTAAAGATAATGTCTCACCTACAAGAATTGCTTGATCAAGAAGCAAAACTATCCAATGATGGCAAATCAGACAGTGATGAAAGAAAACAACTTCACACTGCTATCAGACTTATGCGTATGCAGCCTGCACCAGTTTGCTTCGGCGATGATGATTGTTCAACCTCAATGTTGAGTAGATGCCCATGGCGAATGGACTGTGGATCATGAAGAATATATGGAGACTGTGGGCAAAGGCCCTTGGAGAAAAAACTGGCAATACTGATGCCGAAGCAGATCGTATTGCCATTATTCGCACACTGATAGTGCTATCGTATATAACAACCAACTGCTTTATCGTAGCTGGTGTTATACGTCATTGGTAATTTGGTTGTGTAAATAATTTGCCCAAATTTCATGACCCTGTTCAGTGGGATGCTTGGTTGCTTTTTTATAGTTCAACTTACTATATCTTAGCCACTTGGTGGCCAACGTTGCTGCGTTAAAATAATCTACATACTGATCTTCGTATCTCTCAAGTATGTTATGCTCTTTAAAATAATCCTGAAGAGGTTCCAACGCAATCCCCGACACAAATCTAACATTAGTTGGATACTTAAATATCGTTTGATTTTCGTATAAACAATCAACCCATGTTTTATCCAAATGTCTACCTTTTAGTAATGACTTGTTTTCATCAAAACTATAGGTAAAGTTTCTTGACACGTAAAACTTAACAGTTGGATATGTATCTATTAACTCTGTTATTTCTAAAAACATGTTCTTTTCATAATTGACAAAGAACTCAGTTAAACTATTGTGCTCAGATGGAATCCAACTTTGCGTTGGGATTAATTCTCTAAAGTTTTCAGTTAGTGTGAAAACTACCACTATATTGCTATAGTCATTGGTGCATTGACTTAACAACACAGCTAATGCCTCTATGATAGTTTGATTACTTGAACCGCACTGTGATAGATTAATGTAGTCTGCATCTAGTTTAGCGGATAGTAATCCACCATAGTTTATCTTGTTTCTATCTGGATGATCTATCATTCCTGACTCTGGATTAATCCCTAGCAGACAATCACCCCAGGTCCAACTGTCACCTGCAGTGACTAGTAAAGATTTTTTGTTTTGAATATTCTCATGATACCATGATCTGTAGAAAACAGAATCATGGCCATCTAGACGAGGTACTTGTTGTCTTATTAAGTCAACATACTTCAATTTAGTGTCTCAATAATAGAGTACCTAATACATTTGGATCGTTGGCACTGATATCGCCTTCACCTGGTGCTACGATTACGTTATATTTCATGCCAGCGATCTTAGGCTTGCTTGTGTATTCGTCATATGTTAAGATTGAATTAGGACTTAAATTATACAACTTACCTAAACGTTGTTTCAACTCAGCCTGTTTTTGTGGTTCAATTTGCCATTGACCATCAGGACCTTTAACTAAGTTACCCTTTTCATCTTTTACTAATAGATCATCGAACGCAGTTGTAGGGACGATGCGACTATTTTTTGTCTTTTCCAGTTCTGGATCTGCTGCCTTAACTTGTTTCTCTTGTGAAGTGTGAGCGCCTTCCGACCAGTTGATAATGAAGTTACCTGGCTTCTTAGCAAGTGCAGCGTCGGCCATCTTAGTATAAGCGTAGAACTTAACACCAGGATGTTTCTCAGCCATTTTTAATGCCATGTCTAAGTATTCTGGAGAGAAGAAATCGCCAGCATCGTGCCAACGAATAGTCACTTCATAGCCACCCTTGTCACCTAGTTTTTCTTCGTGCGCGATTTCAGCACTTAGTTTATTGAAGAAGCCATCTGGATCATTCAATAGATATGTTAGGATACGACCATCACTCTGCCATGCACCCTTGAATTGAACTTTGCCGCCCTTCATAGCAAAGCAATCAACTTTACATGAGCCGGCACCTGGACATGTGTTAACAATAATTAGTTTGTTAGTATCTTCATCAACCGCAATACCTGTTAATGCTGCAAAGCCAACGTTAAAGAACTGTTCTAGTTCACCATTACTGTGCTTCATCTTTTCGTTTTGCTTTAACAAAGCTTTAGGACGAATAGACAATGTTTTCTTTACGGCTTCTTCATCATATGATTTACCATCTGGTGTTACGTATGTGATAACACTTGAACGATGGATATAAGGCATCTTGTACTTGTCGCCTTTGGTTTTTCCAGAGACATACTTTTCATTGCCTCTTTTGTCTACTTTAACTTTGCCTGTTTTCTTGTCAATGTCAGGAGTACCTACAATACGTGTCATATAGTCTTGAAACTCTTGTCCGCCAAATTCGCGGCTACTTGCAGGCAACTTTGTAGCTTCATCTAAGCCTGCTAGATTACGAATTCTATCTAATCCCTCATCAACTGGAACAACTATACCACGTTTCTTCAATTCCTCTGCGCCACGTAGTGCTGCCTCTTTGCTGCGAGGATCCTTTTGTCCATAGTGTCTATGCAAAGCATGTAGCTGCTGTAGTGATTTTGTATTGATTTTAGATAAGTCAGCCAGTTTTTCAGTAGAATCTTCTGCAACTTCTTCCTCGGCTTCGGTCTCACCTGGCATGTCACCTGCTCTAGCAACGAATTGCTGAGGTGTCATAATTTGGATACCTTGTGGGGCGCCTGGCATTTTTGGCTCTGCGCCTTCTAGTAATTGTCTGATTTTCATGTTATTGATCCGTATATAGTTGACTTTATTGCGTAACAGTGTTACAATATATCTATTATTTATCACACTTTTTGTATATGCACTCTTTTGACACTACCACCAAACGCATCGGCTTTGCGTGTAAGTTCGCCGAAATTAACAAGAAAGGCGAAATCGTGTCTGTAGCAGGACTAAATACTGGTAGTACCACTCTTGCGTGGGCTAATCGCAACACACGTAGTGTGGCAGAAACTAAGCTTATTGACGTTGCCAAGTCTAACATTGTCAACACTCATGCACTTATCAAGAAAATTGCTGAACTGCCCGTAGAAATGCGTATGTTGCGTATTAGCAGCGATATGCTTAGTCTGTATACTCATGCAGATTATGTTGCTTTCTGGCGCGATTCAAACACACAAGACATGCTCCAACGCTGGTTTGCGCCACTCGGCGAAACTGCGCGGGCCAACAATGTTCGTCTTTCATTCCATCCTGGCCAATTCTGTGTTTTGGGTAGTGAAAGTGAAGGCGTTCTAAATAACAGTATTGAGGAATTTGAATATCATGTCGATATGGCTCGTTGGATGGGATACGGCAGAGAATTTCAGGATATTAAAATCAATGTACATATCTCCGGCCGTAAAGGTGCACAAGGCGTTAGGGATGTATATGGACGTTTATCGCCTGAAGCAAGAAACACACTAACACTAGAGAATGAGGAATTTACACATGGACTTACAGACTGCTTATCACTCGCTGACCTCGTACCTACGGTCATGGACGTACATCACAATTGGATCCGCGAAGGAACCTATATTGACAGTAATGATGATCTTGTTAAAAAGGTTATTGACAGCTGGCGTGGCCTTCGTCCTACTATGCACTACAGTGTATCTCGGGAAGATGTACTTGGAGCACATCCCGGACACATCCTACCCGATCATGGTGCGTTAATCGCCCAAGGTTATAACAAAGCAAAACTTCGCGCACATAGTGACTACTATTGGAATGACGCCGCAAACGAGTGGGCATTGACATTCTTAGATAACTTTGATATCATGTGCGAATCAAAAGCTAAAAACTTAGCTAGCCAAAAACTTTACGAAAGAGCAAAACAACATGGGATTATTTGACAAATGGTTTAAGAAACCGGAGCCGCCTAAAGAAGAAAAGCCTGCTCCAGTTAAGAAAGAAAAAAAGCTTACTCCAAAAGAACAGGCTACATTAGACAATGAACCATATGTTAATGTCATCAGCATGGAAGTAAATCCAGAAGACATTAACAGCGGTGCATTTGAACTTGACTGGAATGACAAGTTTGTGTTAAACTTGATCAAAGCTGGATTTAAGATTCGTGAAGATGACACTGACGCACAGATTGTTGATAGATGGTTCCAAACTGTCTGTCGCAATATTGCACTAGAGTTGTATGAACAACAACAAGCAGATCCAGACAATCGTTATAGAACAGAACCAAGAATCGTCCGAAGTAAAGACTTGGGCGATGGTCGTAGTGAAATCAGCTAACAGGAAACTTAATGACACACAAGTACGCACTTATTGATACTGCTAACACCTTCTTTCGTGCTCGACATGTTGCCGCACGTGGTGCAAGTACATGGGAAAAGATTGGCATGGCACTCCATCTTACCATGGCATCTGTTAACATGGCGGTCAGAAATTATGGCATTGATCACGTTGTGTTCTGCCTAGAGGGTCGTAGCTGGCGCAAAGATGTTTACGAACCTTACAAGAAAAATCGTGTAGTTGATGCAATGTCAATTACAGAAGCAGAGAAGGAAGAAAACGAACTTTTCTGGGATACATACGAAAAGTTTACAACTTACCTCAAAGAGAAGACTAATTGCAGCGTCCTTCGTCATGAACGTGCCGAAGCTGACGATCTTATTGCTCGTTTTATTCACCTTCATCCAAATGACACGCACTACATTATTTCTACTGATTCTGATTATGTTCAACTTATCAGCGACACGGTGCACCAGTACAATGGTGTCACAGGAGAACTTATTACCCTCAACGGATATTTCAAAGACACTGGTAAACCGGTACTAGACAAAGAAAAGAATCCCAAACTGCTTGAAGACAAGCCAGCGTATCTGCTATTTAAGAAGATCATTCGTGGCGACGGTAGTGATAATGTATTCAGTGCTTATCCTGGAGTGCGTGAAAAGGGTACTAAAAACTCAGTTGGCATCCGTGAAGCATTTGATGACCGCGACAAGCAAGGATTCAACTGGAACAATTTCATGTTGCAAAAATGGGTCGATCATAATGGTGCAGAACAACGGGTTCGTGATTGCTATGAACGAAACAAAATGCTTATTGACTTGACTGCTCAACCCGAAGATGTTAAAGTAGAAGTTGACCAACGCATTAAAGACACAGTTCGTGTCCAAACTGTACCTCAAGTAGGTATTCATTTCCTTCGCTTTTGCACAAAATATGATTTAACTAAAATTAGTAATCAGTCAGATTCGTATGCAAAATGGTTGAACAGCGAATACACTGGAGCATTACAAATTAAATGACGATCTTTAAACCTACCTATCTTTATATTAAAAGACATACTAAAACAGGATTGTTTTACTTAGGCAAAACAACTAAGAAAAATCCTATACAGTATGT